GTGACCTCACCAATTGTCCCTGAACGCATGAGAACGCGTTGGGNCACGTCCGCCCAGTTCACACGGTAAAGCGTGACATCCGCATCATCGTAAAGCCCGTTCGCCAGGTCGACACTGTCAATTCTGTCGCTTTGTAGCGCGCCATCAATGTCCGAATTATCGACATTCATTCCAACGGATTGCCGCACATCGCTTGCCGCAAAACCGGAACCGGCTTCAAACACCGTACCGTCAAATTCAAGATCATTGTCATGATCTGTAAAACCAAGTTTGATGCCATCGCGACGCGTGACGCGCCAGCACCAGCACAGCGTCGTCGCACCGCTTTCGAGATGCGTCTGAAAACCTGCTGAAAGCAATTTCATATGCGAATTTCCGTGACTGGAACGGCAGGAATGGAGCCGTGCGAAAAGCAATCGAGACTGATGTCCAGACGATCATTTGCAAAGCGCACCGGTGTATCGAATTCAAACCCGGCCGTAATGCTTGCATTCACTGGAGGAATATGTGCCGCCAAAAACGTCACCTGGCCGGTCGCAGCATCGACGGAAAACTCCACACCTTCGGTCTGCACAACACCATCAACAGAAACGAGAACANTCCCGGAAACCGGTTTACGGATCTCCCGGCGATAGGGAGCAAAATCAGAACCATATATCTTGACAAGCTGAAATGTACTGTTCGTACCGTCACCCACGCCGATCAATTGATCTGACATATCAGTAGAACTTCCTGGTGTTCCAGACTTGTAATCGGCGTGGTCCTTCCAGCGAAAACCGTAAAGTTGCCCTCGTCGCTCTTCGAAAAACGCGATTATCGTATGCAGGTCATCGACAGACCGCACACCATATCCGGCGTTGTAGTTGCGTCGTGAATCGGCCCACCGCGCGTTACGCTCTTCGTGGCCTGATCCCAGAACAACCACATCTGTGCGCCGCTCCGGGCCACCGCTTGCACCACGTGAAATCCCTGTGGGAAATCGAACATCATGAAAGTTCATTGCAATTATTGTCCGGTATCAGGAATTTCGGTCGCCACGGGCGATGATCCGTGAAAGCATTGCGCCAATTTGCGCTTCGGAGCGCTGGAAGCTTTGAGCGTCAGTTGCGGTAACGTTGAAAGAAATCTGAACTGGTCCACCGGCACCTGCGCTGCGAACACCCAGTTTCCCATCGGCGCCTCGCGCCAACGGTAAAATCGCCTCCGTACCTTTCTCGCCCATAACCCCGGGTTGCCCACCGGCGAACCGAAATGCAGTCGGGGCTGCAACCACTCCACCATTTGCAAAGGGTACCGGCATCTGTCGGCCAGGAACACCACCGCTCGCAAAACCGGCAAGTCCGGAAAACAGGTTCCCGACACCGGAAGAAAACGCTTGCTCAAGCGGCTTGAACGCGGCTTTCAACGCCATTTGCGACAAACTGAGCGCGACGGACCTGACGACATCGTCCAACTTGCGGCCACGCACGGCAACAGCGTCAAACGCCGAAGTCAGTGTNCGTGCAAAACGGGTTCCGATCCGATCTGCCTCCCGCAGCGATGCCTGCAACCTGGTTGTATCCGCGTCGATCTCAAACGTGAGCGTTTCACGATTATTGTCCATATTCAAAACTCCTTAAACGTCAGGATAGAGCGCCATGAGTGACATCAAATCATCCCGCACCAGCGCGTTGTCGGTGCGCCCTCCAGGTGCACCATCCAGAGCAGCATCCAGTTCCTGAAGCGTCATGCCCCAAAAGACAGATGGTGCCAGCCCAAGACGCCCAATCCCGGCACACATCAGGGCCCGCCATGGGAGCGCGACGGCAGAATGTTTTTTGGCTGTTTCAGTCATGGGTTACGGTTTGCCCGAAAGTCGCGGCCAACAACGCCGCAACAATTTTTACAAAGCCTGCAGCGCCATCTTCGACCTGCATTTGCCCAACCGCCGCATCATCGAGCTCATATCCCGCACCGCGCAAACCTGCACCAATCACCCGGATTGCGTCGCGCGAAGTGATCCGTCCGCCACTGAAACGTTCCGCCAGTGCCACCATGTCATCTGCATCAAATGCGCTTTCCAGTTCGGCGAGCGCACCCAGCGTAAGACAAAGCGTATGCACCTTGCCATCGAGACAGGCTTCAATTTCACCACGATGTTTGTTGACCATGTCAGATTGCCACGAATCCGGGTTGGCCGGCTGACTCCAGCGCTATTTCGAACGACACTTCACCGTCATGGCGTCCGGAAAATTCCAGTGCGCTTACCTGGAACGGGCCGGTAATTTGCCCAAAATCCGGGATGATAATCTGCCACGCGTGTATCAGTCCGCCAAAGAACGAAGCACGGATCAGCTCATCGGACGCAGCATCCTTGAACAGCCCCGAACCCGCGATTCGCGCCGAACGAACGCCACACCCTGCCAGCAACTCACGCCAGTGTCCGGCTGACTCCGTATGCGTAATATCGACTGCCTCGGCATTGAACGCCATCGTCCGGGAACGAAGCCCGGCGACAGTGACGAACGCGCCAGTGCCGTCAGGATCCACCTTGAGAAGCAGATCCTTGCCTTTTTGCGCAACCATGTCCGCGCCTCCTTGATGTTAGTGAAATCTTAAGCGGCTACAGGTTCTGTGACGGCGCGATAACGAATGAGCCCGCGCCAAACATCACCGTCGCCATGGCGTTGAATTTCTGATGCTTCGTGTCTCAGATTCACGAGATGATGTCCGTCCACAGTCAGTTCCGAAGCGTTCAGTACGGAACGGATAACCGCAATGATTTCCGCGTTTTCGCGCTTGCCGGAACCTTCCGACCAAACCCGCATTGTCACAACATGCTCATCACCGTCTTCTGTTGCCGTGCTCCAGTCGCGTGATCGGCCTTCACCAAAGACGACATGAGGGTAGCCCGCATTACGCGGAACGTGATCGTATATCCGGGGCGCACCAAGAATGTTCAAAACGCTTGGATCAGTACTCAAAAGTTCGTAAATCGCTTTTTGCAGCGACCAGTTTGCGTTCAGCATGATCAGGCGCCCTACAGCCCTTCCCGGCGCAGAAGCGCCTGTAACATGGAGCGCGCCGAATCAAGCTGTTCGTCGCGCGAGGCAGCGTCAATTCTCGCAACATTATCGAAGCGCTGTTGAAGGCGATCTGTTTCAAGTTCACGCAAGATCCACTGGAACCTGACAGACAGACGATTGAACCGATGCCGCATTTTCATAAATATTCCTCCTCACAAATACACTCCAGCCAGCGATGCCGTTCATCGGCATCACGCACGACTTGAATGTTGAAAATCCTGGANCCGCTACGAAACCGCGTTTCTGGCGTGACNTCGTTTCGGTGGCGAATGGTAATGCGATGGGTTAACACCCCCGCAAGCCGGTCCTTCCGTAAACTTTCGACACCGGTAAGTGGCTCAATCGCCGCCCAGACGGTTGCGGTCACGATCCAGCTGGCCAGTTCCCCGCCAGCCCCGTCAGGCACGCCCTGGCGCACCTCGATCCCAACGCGATGACGCATTTTACCAATACCCCGATCTCGCATCAGGCGATCCGCCGCAAGCGATAGGGAGCGATCAGTCCTGCAACCGTTTGCGGCACTTCCTCCGCAGTCGCGTCAGGCGCTACCGCCTCACGGTGCTCGTACCAATGTGCCAGAAGAAGCAGAACTGCCTGTCGTAATGGATAGGGAACATCGTTTGCTCCATCCCCGTAACCAGCCACGAATTCAATTTCTATCCCGTTTAACCGGCGTCCCGGCTGCGGCCATTGCCCTTCACTTGTTGTACACAGCCGTGCCGGCTCACTGACAAGATCCGCAAAATATGTCGAAGCCAGAACGATATCTGGAACGTCTTGAGCATCGATTACGCGCACTTCAGTTACACTCTGCACTGGCACCGGCGATAATCGAACGTCGCAATCCACATCCGGCCAGTGATCGCGCACCTCGATCCAGGTCTGCGTGATCAGCGCTCTCCCGAGCAGTTGCTCGATATGACTTCTTGCTGCCGTGACAAGTCCGGCAACCAGCGTATCATCGTCGCTTGTGTCGAGCCGCAGGTGTTGCTTTGCCTCGTCGAGAGTGACGGGTTCAACAGCTGGTCCATCGATGCGCTGAAGCGCCATCGCAACATCCTCANAAAGAGAGAAAAAGAGGTGCGGCTGCGACACGGAGTATCGTCGCAGCCGCGAGACCGGCCTGTCCGCACTTGCGTGCCTGAGTGAGGGAGGAGAGAGGCCGGAACAGGGACAGGTTGCAGATCACCCCGCAACCTGTGAAACAGCTATATGCTGAAGCTCAGCAGCTTGATGGCATCGAAATCCTGAATGCCGCCGCCAACACGTTTGGTTGTGTAGAACAGNACGTATGGTTTCGACGAGTATGGGTCTCGCAAGACGCGGATCCCCACCCGATCAACAACCAGATAGCCACGACCGAAATCACCGAACGCGATTGCGTCGGAATCGATCGCAATATCCGGCATGTCCTCAGCTTCCGCGATTGGGAAATTCATCAGTGTCGGAGCTCCGCCAGCTTCGGTGGCAGGTTGCCAGATATAGTTCCCGTCAGCATCCTTGATCTTGCGGATAACAGCCTGTGTCGAGCGGTTCATAACCCAGTGCGCATTGGCGCGATACCCGGCCCTGATCGCATAAACAATATCGATCANTGCATCACNTGNCGCCGTGGCATNGAATGCCCCCGCTGTACCTGTTGAAACCGTACCAAGATTGCCCCAGCTCCAACTTGCATTGTCAACCGTCGGATAATCGAGGAAACCGCGTGGCTTGTTAATACCATCGCCACTGACAAACGCCGCGCCTTCCTGTTCGGCAAAAGCAACGCGCACCTCATCCGCAATCCATGCATCAACATCCACCGCACTGTCATCCAGCAAGGTAGATGTCGCCGCTGGCATTGCGTAGAGTTCCATCGTCGGGAACGTCAGTTCGGCCAGTGTCGGTGTTGTAGTTTCAGGCCGCACATCGGTTTCACCAACCCAGCCGGTACCCGGACCGGTTATCGAGAATGGTTTCTTGTAAACGCTCGATGACACCTGCCTGTTGCCGGCTATGGCCCGGATGGGTGAAATGTCCTTCATCGATCGATTGATTTGCGCCTCTGTCTCGCCCGGGATGAGATAGCCGCCGTCCGGATCGGACGAGACGGAGAGCGCTTTTTCTTCCAGAGAACGCAGTTTGGTCGTCTCACCGCGTCGCACATAGGTGTCAAACGCCGTTTTGTGCTGCAGCGCCACACCAGTAAGCAATCGGCCATCGCAGGTTGTCGCAAGACCAGGACGAGTCGCTTTCAATGCGATTTCATCGACTACCCGCTTGTGCGCATCGAGTGCCATGTTAATGCGATCAAGTTTTTCAACCGTCACGATGTCACCACTCATGCGTTTCTCGACTTGCTCAAGTCGTTCGTCGTTTGTTTCCTTGAACGCTTCGAAGGCGCGCATAAAATCATCAAAACCATCTGCCAGGTCGGCGCTGGCAACAGACTTTGTTTCAAGTGTCTGACTGTTCATTGTCAAATATTTTTCCTTTTGTTCATGGGATCAAGGAGCGTGCTCGCTCGCACCATAAGATCGGCAAGGCGATGCTCCGGTTTGCACCCACCGGCAGCGGCCAGCTTGCAGGCAAGCGGTTTGAAACCCGCACGCATAAGCGTTCGGGCCTGAGAGCGTGAAAAACCGGCATCCCGCGTCAGCCATCGCTCGAATTCTCTTTCACTCGGCACACCTTTCGCAAATGGATGCGCCTTCACCCGTGCGACCCGTGCATCGGGGTGCATGGGAAATGTCACGATCGAAATTTCCCAAAGATCGATCTCCTTCAGCGTGCGCAATCCGGTGCGGGCATCGCGCATGCCCTTTACCGTGCGAAACCCGATCGAGAGTCCATCGATTGCACCGGCCCGCATCAGGG